GTCCCAATCCCTCCTGCATCGATGCAACAAACTCATCAAAGGCACCCTTCATATTTCCTACAGAAACCGTATAGAGATTCTCTGTTTCACCCGTCTCCATCGCAAGCTTTGCAGATGCCCCCGCTGCCGCCAATAATGGTGCTGTCAATGCAACTGTAAAATTGGATCCGGCTCCTTTCAAAGCTGATCCAATGGATTTGAGTTTCCCTTCCGCCTCAGATATCTTTGCCTTCAATCGTCCAAAACTAGTTGACTGCTTCTCAATCTGCGTATTCGTTTCCTTCAGCTGACGCTCCAAGCGAATTTCACTTGACCGCGCCCTGTTCAACTGGATGCCTAGCTTCTCAGCTTCCTTCGTTTGCGCTCCGGTTGTCTGAATGGATTTTTCATACTGCTCCTGAAGAAGCTTCACTTTCTTTCTGGTAAGGTCCAACTCACCGGTCAGAAACTTGGATTTATCCTTCAATGCATCGAAAGAATTCCCAAAGGATTTCGTTGTTTCCTTTGCAACTTGGAAATCTGACTTCATCACCCGAAGTCCCCGGTTGATGTTCTCGATGCCCTTTTGAAAGTCTTCTGAGTTCATTCCAACCCGGGTATAAAGTTCATACTTGTCACCTGTTCCTGCCAAATCAATCACCTCCCTTAAAAGAGCACTTCATCAATGAATTTCTTCTCAGGCTTTTTCTTCGGGTTCTTAATCTCCATATCCACTCGGAGAATGGCAAAGAGCTTCCGCGGTGTCATCCTCCAGAAGCTCTCCTCACTCAAACCCAAATGGACTACGGCCATGTAAAAGAGCCAGTCCCAATTCCATCCGGATTCAGAACTGACCCCTACTCGTTTTTTCCTTCTGCCCCTTCTTCCGGATCCGGAAGCGCGGTGCCCATAGCTCGCATAATGCTTGCAGAGATCTCTGTCATCGCCCCCATGCTATAGGCTAGTAAATGCCCTACCTTCTCTTCCGTCAAATCTGAATCCTCATGCTTCAAGCCAATGTAGATGAGATACCGAGTTGCCTTCAACGCCCTTCCCACACGACCTGGTTCATCCGCGCCCAACTCCGCAAGCGCATTTTCAATCCCTTCATACTTCTCATCGATGTCGATCATCGCATTGAAGTCATAACGCAGGGTACGCGGTTTATCAAGCTCAATCTTCACTCCAATATCTTTTAAATTATTCATCTTCTACCTCCTAGACCACTGGCTCTTCATAAACCGCATCGAACCAAGTTGCAGCCTTTGTGAATCCAGTATCGCCTTCATCTCCGGTTGCGCGGATATTTCCATCCAGACGCGATACAAAGATCAATGACATGGATGGTGAGTTGTAATTCACGCCCTCACCCTTTCCTTGATGGCTATCATTCGGCTCTAATGCCTTGCCCTTATAGAGCCAAACGTAGCGGCCTTTCCCATCCGACTTTGTGGATCGAAATCCCAATGCAATGTACGGTGCACGGTCCGAATCCTTTTCAATCAAAGTCTTGTCCGTTGCATGGATTGTATGTCCCAGCATCTCCGCGCGAATTGCCGCCGGCAATTGCGCCAAAGCGATGTCCACATTCACTGTTCCACGCGCAGTTTCCACATCAAGGATCCGGTTGTCACCGCTTTGGGTTCCGGATGTCGCGTTGTTCGCGATCCCGATGCTCTTTACCGACGGCACCGCCATCGGTGTATCGTAAACAGCTGCACTCTCTGTTTCAGAAGTCATCACTGCAATGTATAGATTATCTACTCCAACTTCAAACATTCACTTTCCTCCTACTCATAGTCTTTAGATATGCGATACCGCGCTGCCTTATGATACAGCTTGGTATCTTTCTCATAAAATTCAGCTGCATCAAGTCGAGAAAAGCCCTGGGCTTTCATCACCCTTTCGGCTCCACTTGCAAGTGGCAAAAGCTTTGAAACATGCGAAGCATCACACCACACATCCACTTGATACACCAAACTCACTGATAAAGGCTCGTTGTCCGCATAGTTTCCATCATCATTCACCACTTCAAAGAACGTGATATATGGCGACTCAATCCCTTCAGGAGCTTTCAATCGGTGCACTTTTTCTGCGCCAGTGACCGCTAGAATCTCCGCATCACTTTCCAAAGCATTTTTGATCGCTCCACCTAAATCAATCACGAGCAACCTCCTTTCTCAGCACTTCTTCCTGCTTCTTGATAACTTCAGCCTTCTTTGCTTCCTTAGCAGGCAAAACAAACGGTCGAGCTGTTATTTCCGAGGTTCCCCATTCCATAAACTTCATATAGAAGTACGGAGAGTTATCTCCCTTCTCAACACCGACAAATACATTCTTTGTTCCATACTTATCAGTCTTCACTCGAGAGATCGAAATATGATCCGCCGCATGTTCACCGGTTCTCCAAGTATGCTTTCCATCCTTGGGATTTTCTCGGGGCTTCTGACTTCTTGGTGCGCGTCTCTTGATTTCGTCACGAAGCACTTTCGCGCTCTCTTTCAAAGCCTTGTTTCCAATCCGGTCGATGTTTCGACCTTTCTCAGCAAGCTTGCCCATTAATTCTTCAAATCCAGAAAACTCAAGATCTACACTCATCTATTCAGCCTTCCGTTTCACCTTTTTCTCTGGTGCTAACTTCGCCAATCCACGTCTGGTAAAATCATGACCAAACAAATCTGGAACTTCGAGTTCATCACCAGGCTTGTACTCAACTCCCTTGTAACGAATCACTTTAATTGCTTTGATCTTCATCACGATCACCTCACTTTACTTTCTTGGCCAAGATCTCCATTTTGAAGTGTCCCTCGTTCACATCGACAATCGATTCAATCTCATAAATCTCACCATTGTACGAAATCACAAAGGATTCATCTATATCCTTTCGGTACCGAATCGTAATCAATGTCGTAGCTTCTGTCTTTTCAGTATTTCCAGTAAAGATCTCTTTGGCGGTAATTGGTTTCACTCCCGCCCAGCACGAAGGACCCGGGACATATTGCTGCTCTTCCGGATACCCTTCTGCAGAACCGCCCTCACTTTTTATCAAGAACGTGATTCGCTTGTTCAAACTTCCAGCTCTCATACATTCACCACCCGATCTGCAGACAATAACGCCTGAACTGAAAACTCCATTTCCTTCGAGATGGTTCCAACAAGCATTGCTTCACGATTCTCATAGTAGTGACTAGTAAGAAGCAACAATGCTTGGACATAATTATCAGGAAGTGTATCGTATCCAGCTACAAATGAAATCTGATAGCCCGCCGGTTCCATCTGAAGCCCCTGATACTTCGAAGGATCCTTCAAAATCACGCGACCAAGAAATGAACTATCGTCAACAAAATAATCAGCTAAGGGGACAATAAGCTCTGTACCATCAAGAAGCTTCAGCTTCACATCCGTTATTGATACCAAAGGAGGAAATGGCAATTTCACAGATTCAAGAATGTAGTCAGAAAAGTTTCGATAGGTCTTTTTTGAATACGTCCTTCCCTGGTACTGCTCACAGATCCCTTCAGCTGCTCTGATAAACTGAGTCAATAAAACATCTTCAGTAGAATCCTCCTCATCCAATCGAAGATGCTGTTTCACTAAAGCAAGTTCCACCGGCAAAATAATCGCCGGTGCAATCAGCTTGGTACTCATTATTCATCACCCTCTTGATCAGCTGCACCAACTGCAGCGTTCTCTTCCTGCTCCATCAGATATTCTTCAAGAGCCTTTTCGGCCTTTTCCTTGCCCTTGACCCGTTCGCTGTTTGGCAATTCATAATAACCACCGCCCACATGGTTGAGTAAAGACTCCGGATCATCTTCATGATCTTCTTGGGGTTCCTTCACTTGAGGTTCAAGAGAAACAGCTGCACCCACAGCAACCAACAACTCTGCAAATTCAGTCTCGAGATCATACTCTCGATTATTTAAAAAGACACCCGCGCTACACGCGGATGTCTTTTTCATTTTTACTCTCATCTACTTCCTCCTATCCCAACTTAACGCGGGCAAAGGCTTCTTCCATCACCGGTTGGCCATCCGTCTCTTTACGACCAATAAACCCAACTTGGTTGCTCTCAGCGTAAAGCTCAACAAGACGCTGGATCTTCATATCCAATGCATCAGCAATCCAGTAGTGGCTGAAGTCGCCCAAAAGACCAACATACTGAGCCGTGGTAAAGGTGTTCGGAGCAAACTCTGACGTGTGGTACGGCATGTTCAAAATCTTGTCCGCTTCAGGAAGATTTGGATTCAAGACATACTGGCCGTTCCCGTCTTTCAGCTGCATGATCTTAAGAACCGCGTCGCGGTGGAACATCCATCGAGCACTTCGGCGGTACCCTTCTTTCAGCGAAAGCTTGGTGGCCAAAAGACCATCATAGGTAATTTCCGTAGCAGTATTCCCTGCTGCAATATCACGGGCTGCTGAAATACCATTTGCACTTGCTGTAAACACGCCCAAAGGCTTGCCAGCACCGTCCCCCGTCAAAAAGGCCTTCTCTTCAGCCACCGCAAATTTGTACATTAAGCGATCTCGAATAATGTCTTCAACCGGCAAAGCTGCCATTCGCATTAAAGTATTCGAAGCTTTAATTCGCTTCGCCAAAGGCTGAGGCTTCAACTCTCGCTTGCCAAATTCCAAGGTACCTTCGCTACCTGTTGCAAGCTCTGTTGTCCAGTCTGCATCAGCAATGTCTGTATCAAGCGTTGGAATCCCCATGCTCAAAGCAGTCTTAAGTTCAAAGACAGTCGCGAATTGACGCATCCAGACTGCATCTTTCAAAGCTACAAGGAGCTTCTTCATAAACTCCTGCGGAGCCGTGATATTCCCACCACTGATTGCAACACTTGCTTGCAGTGCTCGAGCCTCTTCAGTCGTAAAGGCTGCTGATCGACCATCAACTAAAAACTTACCGAAAGCCGAACGATACTCAGGAGTGTTCGTTGGGTGAATTGTACCTGCACGTGTACCTAAATCAATCTGGCCAACTTGAGGTGCACCCGTTCCAGTAATGGATTGCTCCAAGGCTGACAGCTGATCCTTTCGCTCTTCATCGCCAATCTGATCATCAAACTTTCGCACATCTGCCATGTGCTTATCCCAAACAGTCTTCTCATCCGCGTTCATGCTTCGCTTTTCTTTTCCTGCCTTGTCAACCAAAGTACGGGCTTGGCCAATTAGATCCGCGCGCTGTTGCCGTAATTCTCTTGCTCTTTCGTTCATCTATTTTCCCTCCATCTCTAAAAGATCCAATTTCAATTTCATCAACTCGAGCTCAACTGCACTTTCAGTTACACTTGCTCGTGATTCAAATACATCTTGTGCTGACCTTGCCGATGCAACACTCTGCGGATATGCCGGAATGGTAACCGGGCACACCTCAAACAGATCAGCTTCAAGAACTGTTCGTACAGCCATCTCCGGATCCGTTTCATCCCATTCTTCCTTTGTTGCATGAAAGATAAAGGAACTTCCCCGCACATCCCCGCGCTCGATTGTTTCGATATGTCTTTCCGCCCAAGAAGGTGGATCGATTTCATACCGAAGACCAATCTCATCTTCAGCAACTGACAAAGTACCAGGCGTTCTACCCAGCACCTCTTCCATTCGATGCTGCCATGTTGCAACAACTTCCTGATTTGATAGCGACTTCTGAAAAGCACCCTTCCTGAACTGTTCTTGGAACAATCCCCAAATTGGCTTTGATCGCTGATCCCACTTTACAGCGTAACCAACAATCTTTTTCATCTTGCTTTCTTCAGCTGCACGAAGCTCGACACTTGGTAAAAACACATTGCTCCTTTGTTCTCGTTCCTTGCTATTCACTCTTCCCACCTCCCTGAAGAATCTCCTTCACCGGTTTCATATTCCCATTGATGAAGTATTCATCCAATCCATCTTGCAGTTCCATGTTCTCTAGCTTCCTCACATCATTCCCACTCATCCAACCATCGTTAATTGCGAAATGATATCCCTTATATCGCGTGTTAATGTCCCCTCGAAGAAGGCCATCCACATTAAACTCGATTGAATACCGCTTTCTCTCGATCGATGTCAAAAGAGATCGAACCATCGACTGCTCCCATCGAACCAACCAAGGACGAATCGTGTGTTTCACAAACGAAATGTCCTGATGCTCAATGTTCGAGAAAGTCGCTTTATCCAATATGCCAATCAAATGCTGCGGTACTCGGTAGATTCGCGCAATTTCTTCAAGCTGAAACTTGCGCGTTTCCAAAAACTGAGCATCCTTTTGCGGAATCCCAATCTGCTTATACTGCATGCCCTCTTCAAGGATTGCAATTCGATGCGAGTTCTCAAGTCCTTTGTGCATCTCATTCCATGACTCACGTAAATTCCCCTGAGCATCCTTCCCTAAAGCCTTTGGATGCTCCAAAACTCCGCCTGGAGTTGCATTGTTCCCAAAGAATCTTGAACCGAATTCTTCAGCTGACAACCCAAGGCCAATAGCCTCACGCGCCAATCCAATCGGTGAAATTCCCTGGATCCCATCCAACGTGAGCCCTACCAGGTGCAACACATTTTCAGCCGGCAAAAGAACCTGCTTCCCATTTGGAATCGAAACCCGGTACCGGATCTTCTTGGTACCCTGCTCCCGTTCCATAACTGTTGTCGACGGATTCAATGGCCAAAGCGCCTTTGGATATCCATCATTTCCCCATTGGATTTCCGCATATGCATTCCCCCATAAAAGCAGATGCACCTGCATCATTGCCCTGAAGGATGCCGAAGTCATTTCTGGATTGGGCTGATCATGCAATAATCCATACAGCGGATGATCCCTGGCCTTAGTGCGAGTGTCTTGGTTCTTCTCATAGAGAAACAACGGTATCGATGCAACGGTATCACTGATCACGTTTACACAAGCAAGCACGCCCGAAAAGGTCAATGCATTCCCCTCCGTGACTACTTTACCTGTATAGCTCTGTAATCCACCGGTTAAGAAACTTACCATCGAATTCGATGGATTTGCGATCGAATCACCACGCCGCTCTACAAGCTTTCCGAATAACCCCATTTATTTATCACCCCCTCGCCAAAAGAAAACTAAACCCCAT